GGCCAAGCTTATAGTACGAGTCAAGCATCTGCTCGGTCCAGAGCTTGGACTTACCGTAGTTATTAGGGGGATCTAGGCGACTGGTTTCCCTGAGCACTCGTTCAGAGATGCTGTATGTCGCTGCGGTGCTGGCAAAGATGAACTTGTTGTTTGGGGTGAGCTCACCGATCAGCTTCAGAGTCTTGGCGGTGTTGTTCTCGAAGTAGCGCAGGGGATCAGTTGCGCTAGGGCCAAGAAGACTGTTTGCAGCCAGATGAAAGATAGTAGCACCCTTATACTCATTGTACAGGTGCAGCGCATGATTTGAAGCAAAGTCGGCGGCCAGAAAGTCGTCGTAGTACTTGACTCGGTCTGCGCTTTTGACCCAGTCTAGTTGACAGTTAGGATCATTGTCGATGCCGACGACGTAGTAGCCGTCCTCCTTGAGCATCTTACAAAGAACGGAGCCTATGTACCCATAGGCTCCAGTCACGATTGCTGTTTTCATGGCAGCTTCTTGTATGCGCCTTCAAAATCAGTTGGAACGTTCCAAGGCTGATCACACGGCCGACCCCAGTTCTCCATAGGAGCATCGACCTCGAACCCATGCTCCTTGAACACTGCATCCCACCAAGGCTTGTGCTCCATAGTTACATGATAGTCCTTATCCGGGAAGGTCGCGACAGAGCAAACGAACACACCACCATCAACCATGTTGTTTCTGAGGTTAGTCAGCAGCTGAGGTAGATCTTCCTTGTGAATGTGCTCGAGAACATCCCAAGCAGAGATCGCATCGAACAGGATCTTGTTGCCTTGCTCATCTTCAAAGTGAAAGGGCTTGGTAACGTCAGCGGTGAACAGATAGTCGGGAATAGTAGCCCACTCGGCACGCTTGTTCTTCTGGGAGTAGTCGCTGCCCTCAACGCCAACAGCAAATACTCCCTGAGCCAGGAACTGGTAGACAAATCCACCGCCGGCACAGCCGATGTCCATGTACTTCATCGAGGGTCCGCCACAGCGGCGGATCAGCTCACGGACGTAAACACCGTTCTTGGTGTTATCACGCATTGTGCCAAAGGGCTCAACGTGATCAGCACTCTCGTAAGCAATCGGATGGTCAGTAATAATCTTAGCCTTTAGCATTCTCAATCCTTTCGCGTAGGCTTGAAGAGCTCCAATCATGGAACCTATCGATATAGACGATCTTTATTCCTCTCGCGGAACAGATGTCTTCGCCAGTAATTTGTTTGGAGATATAATCCGAACCAATGAAACGAACATTGAAGGCGCAAGTGGCCAGTATGTTCCTTAGGTCATTTTCAGTATCATAGGGTATAACACCATGCACGAATTTAACAGCTGCAAGCTGTGAATGTCGTTCAAATGTAGTTTGAATTGGCTTGTTCTTTTCAGGCCGATCAATTGTGGGATCGGTATGAAGGCCTACCCACAATTGATCACATAGTTCGCTTGCAGCTTGCAGAAGATAGATGTGCCCTGGATGCAGTAAGTCAAATGCACCACAGGTGAATCCTCTAATCATTCAGCCTCGCGAACTTCTTCAGCTACATCGGTGTCAAGCGTAGCATTGCGCTTGATGAAGCCACGACGAATGGTCTTAGCACCGAAGTAACGAACGACTAGAGACTCGACAACGCGTTCATCGAACGGCTTGCAGCTGAACACATCCAGATACATGGTATCGTTCTCGTCGACGAAGTGAGCGCAGATATTGGACGTCTCGATCAGCTGCACCAGGGTATAGCCTGCCTTATCGCCGCTACCAAACTTTACAATCTGTGGTTCCCCATAGGCAACCATGTCGATGTCCTTCACCAGCTGCTTGGTGAAGTTGTAGATGGTATCGTGGTCAGTAATTGCATCGTGATTGCAACCAGCAGCGTCGATGATGGCATGATAGCCCCAGTAACGTTCGTCCATTTCTGTTTTGTTCCTTTAATAAGCGTCGATAACTACGGCGTAAAACACCGACTCAATGCGGAACGAACGCCAACCGTTCGCCCCAAGATCCCAGACAGCAAGGACTTCTGGGTTTTCTTTGTGAAACATCTTTTCCTCTGCCTGCTCTTCGAGGTTGTTTCGATAGCTTTCAGGGAGAAGATGATTCGAGAGAGTGCATCGCATTACGCGATTCTCGCCGTTTGTCTTGGTGAAGTGAACCTCGACCACATTGGAACGAAGGTCCTTCAAGAGAGTATCGCGTTGATACAGCATTATATATCTCCTACTCGTTCAGCAGAGTCTTAGCAGATCTAGCTTGCTCTTCAAGATAGCTGCTCAATTGATTATAACCCCCGATATAGAAACCGTCAACCACGATTATCGGGAAAGTCTTAGCTTCCGGAAACTTCTCTTGGATCTGACCTCTGGTAAGATCGCGATGTAGCTTATACTCATTGAACTGCATCATATGCTTGGCAAGAGTGGTCTTAGCCATAGCACAATACGTGCAGTCGTCCTTAGTATAGACGTCAATGACCATTATCGAATTACTTCCATAGCAGCAGCATTGATCACCGTGTAGACGGATTGAGCGTCACTCAGGCCTCTGAAGTAGTTAACGTACTTATTGATAGCCTGCTCATCGCTGATAGCCTCGACGAGTCGCAGCTGCTTGGCTACCATGGCCCCGCTCCCGGGCATGCGGGAGGCGAGTTGAACTTCACCCTCAACCAGGAACAGTCGCGACTGCCGCTGGGAGCCAACCATGCGATGGTTCTCTGGGTCTGTTACAGTTACATTCTCTTGCAAGATTTGTTGGTTGACAAACGATGCAGGGTCAGTGCGATATCCCTGCGGCGCTATCTGATAGTTGCTATCAAACTTAGCGTCGTCATCCTCATAGTTAAACGGAACTGCAGGCGGCTGGTATACGACCTCTTCCTGTTCGACTGTAGACTTGTTCTTGCTACCCTTTGGACGTGCCATGATTTTCTCCTTCAATGTTTCAAAGTAGTTCAATAGTTTCATTGGTCATACCACATTCACGTGCGTTTAAGACAATATCTCGATACGTAGAACCATTACTCCTCTACGCTCCATTCCTACAGCTCTCGCCGACCCAAGGGATAGATCAAACTCTCTACCCTTGATGAATGGACCTCTATCATTGACTCTAGCTACCACACTTTCTCCGGTTTCCGGATTAGTGAATCTAACCATTGTGCCGAACGGTAAGGACTTGTGAGCTACTGTATGTCCCATTGGATTGTATCTCTCTCCGTTGGCAGTAACCTTACCATGTCTATACCAAGAAGCTCTAGCATTGTAAGATCTTACAACAGTAGGCGTCATGACGGCGGCGTTGTTGTCGCTTTCGTTTTGTATTTGAGCGTTAGTTTCAACCTCGACAGTCTCAACGACTATCTCAACCTCGCCAGCTTGTAGGCTGACTACACGATCCTCCGAGATGATATGTTCACGTGTTTTGATTGTACCTTGTGCTGCGTAGTTCACGCAAAATAGTAAAACGCTCAAACCCAAAAGCGCGACCAGTGTGCGCTTTAACAAAGTTTGATCTCCTAATTTCGTTAATGGGCATATGCCCAGTTCCGCAGTATGCGGTCGCAGTCAGCATTGACTTATTTATGCTGCTACCAAACCCTTGTAACGATCTGCAGCGATACTGGCAGCGAACGCATAGGGCTTAACCTTTGGTTCGATGTTGCAGGTACCGATGATGTAGCCGATCGCTTGCGTAACGACGCAGGATGAGCCATAGCGTTCATCAGGGTTAATGTCAAGATGCAACTCACAGAATCGATCATTGATCGTGTCCTGCAACTTCATGTATAGTTCTTGCACCTTGTAGGCCTCATTCATCAGCCTCATAGCCGGCTTTCCAACCTTACGGTCGTAGTCAAGTTCCCTGGTGATCTCACCAAAGATCTTGCAGCCATGCTTACCATCGATATGAACCACGACGACGGAGGCATAATCTGCATACCACTTCTCATCGCGAATGAATCTCTCGGAGTCGCAGCCGATGTAGATCTTCGAATTCGTTGATGTGTTTTGAATATATGCTTTTACTTCGTCTAGGTTCATACGCATGGTTTACTTCTTTCGATTGTTTCTCATGTTCTTCCTCTTCTTTGAGCCGATCTTTCGGCGGCCCTTTCGAGGTCTGTTCTTAGCTGGATGTGCCATATCTCTACTCCTTCAACACACAGATTCATTGTATCAGGTACTGACTGAAAAGTCAACATTTTTTAGGTGTGATCGATGTACCTTCACCATGATCCAGTCATTATAAAATGAATCAGACTCTAGAACGTTGCACTCAAATTGAAGTTTAGCCTCAAAGTAATTACATTCACCCTTCGAAACACACAGACGCATTATATCCCGTCTGAACTTATCCTCACCTAGAGATTCTACGTCTGCTAACAGTGTCTTGTTCGAACCCCAGTAGGTTCTCCAATCAGAGTCCACGAGGAACTTCTTTTTCTTACCCTTTACCTGCTTGCTTCTCTTGAACTTCAAGAGCTTCTTGCCGATGTATCTTTTACCATTGGTTAAGTTCGTTATGCAGTAGACAAATCCAATATAAGACTCTAGGATGGTCTCGTCGATCGGTTCAAATTCATAATACCATGTCATAGGGGGAGCTCCTTCTCCCCCTACTTATACTAGAAATCTTCGCGGCCTCCGTCGGGCCATTCATCTTCCTCGTCTTGTGTTGATTCATAGTCGTCAATGATCGCGTCTAGCTCGTCTGACACGCCGTAGCATTCGCGAAGATCATCGAGTGTCATACCGTGTCGAAGAAATATACCTACTATCTCTTCGAGAGCGCCATCAACATCCAACTCATCAACACATGATGTTAGTGTCTCTACTACGTCGATTAATAGCTGTGGCTTCATAGTGCTAGTCCTTTTAGTGAGTCAGTCGACACGTCCTTCTTTACGCCGCCGACGATGTAGGATGTGATTTGTGTTTCCTGTGGAGCAACCTGTACCTCGCCTCCACTGATCCACTTCTGCGTCCATGGCAAAGGATTGGATCCAGTCTTGTACTGCAGAGGCAGACCAACAGCCTGCAGCCTGCGATTGGTAATCCACTCAACATACTCATTTAGGAGAGTTTTATTCAGACCGATCATCGATCCGTCCTTGAACAGGTAGTCAGCCCATGCCTTCTCCTGATCAGCCGCATCCACAAACATCTTGATGCACTGCTCCCTAGTCTCGTCACGGATCTTTGCAAAGTCAGCATCGTCCTGCGGCAGTATCTTGAGCAGATGTTGTGTGGCTGCAAGGTGCAGGTTCTCATCACGAGCAATCAGCTTGATGATCTTGGCATTGCCTTCCATCTTCTTGACCTCAGCAAACGCCCAAGAGCAAGCGAAGGAAACATAGAAGCGGATGCCCTCTAAGATGTTGACCGACATCAGAGCCAGCCAAAGAGACTTCTTGTGGTTATACAGCACTTCCTCTGAGTGTAGGAAGGCATCGCCGTGGTAACCTGTGATCTGCGCTAGGTTGTTGTAGTGGATCAGATCATCGTAGTTCTTTGAGATGTCCTTGGCGCAGTCGACGATCTCCTCTATGTCCATCATCTCGTCAAACACCTTAGACGGATCAGGATAGACATTGCGAATGATGTGGCTATAGCTGCGAGAGTGGATCGTCTCAGAGAATGCCCAGGTTGCAATCCAAGTCTCAATCTCGGGCAAAGATGCGATAGGAAGGAACGCGACGTTAGGTGAGCGACCCTGAACCGAATCCAGCAGGATCTGACGCTTCAGATTGCTGGTGAAGATGTGTTGCTCATGCTTAGTAAGACTCTTGAAGTCCTTGGCATCGCGGACAACCTCGACTTCCTCTGGGCGCCAAAAGAAGCCGAGCTGCTGGTTGATCAGCTTCTCGAAGATAGGATACTTCTGACGATCATAGCGAGCGATAGTTACAGGATCATCAAGAAAGCACTTAGCAGTAACGAAGTTCTTCTTGTTAGTAGAATCGAATACGCTATAGGTCATATCATCCTTCCTCGGATTTCATATACATTACTGTGTTAGTATCACCAAGGGCCCACTTAGACTCAGCCTCTACAGACCACTTCCTGCTTGCCACCCTAAAATCGGGGAACTTGAGCTGCTCTGGATTATTGGATGGTTCTAGGATGATGGTTCTGTTGTTAGGCTGTGCAGCGAACTGACCATTGTCACATCTAATGAAGTTAAAGGACTTGTGATCCTCGTAGTCTTCACTAAAGCCGGTATTTAGGACGTTGCAGTCAGGGAACGAGCTATCGACTGTAAACATGTAGGTGCCCCATGTCCACTGCTTGTTCTTATTCAAGAACTTGCATCTCAGTCCACTGATCAGCTTCTTCTCTAGGATCGTGATGTCGTACGACATGCAGTCCCAAATCTGCAGGTAGTCAAGCGGCAAGAGCTCTTCTGTGATCACGTCCGTCCGCCAGACGTAGGCGCAGATCGGGAGCTTGTCATACAGAGCACCGTAGTTGTGCAGGTACGACTCGATCCTAAACGCCTCGCCTCTGATAGACTTGATTGACACCCAGAAGCATGGCTCAAACTCACCATACCCTTTCTCGAAGTTGTAGAGAAACTCTTTTCTCACATAGCATCTAACTGGTGGTGTGTTAGCGATTAGGTGTGCCAAGTTGTTTATCCTTTTGATCAGATCTTGCAGCTATCGCAGTCTTCTTCGCCTGCTTCTGACTTCTCAAGCTCAGGCATCACTACTGCCTCACCGGCATTGTCAGCCGTGTTGAAGTAGTAGAGCTGCTTACCACCATAGCGATAGAACATCACGATGTGCTTGATCAGTTCGGACAGAGGAATCTCTTCACCCTCATAGAACTTAGGATTGTAGCTGGTGTTCACAGAGATGCCTTGGTCGATGAACTTCTGCAGCACTGCGCAGATCTTCAGATAACCTTCCGGTGACTTCTGATCCCATAGCAGATCGTACTTGTTCTTGAGCTTACGAACTTCAGGAACAACCTGCTTGAGCACTCCATCCTTTGATACCTTGACGGACACCAGAGAGCGAGGAGGCTCAATACCATTCGTCGAGTTTGAGATCTGTGCAGACGTCTCAGCCGGCATAAGCGCCATCAGTGTCGAGTTGCGGATACCGACATCACTGAGCAGGTAGCGAAGAGACGTCCAGTCCATCTTATATACTGGATCTACCAGTTCGTCAACTTCTTTCTTGTATGTATCAATTGGCAATTGCCCGTAGTGATACTTGGTCTCATGAGATAGCGGGCACTGACCCTTCTCACGGGCTAGATCGATGGAGGCCTTGATCAGATAGTACGACCAAGCCTCGGTGTATTCATGGATCTTGTTCAATCCATCCTTATCTACGTGTTGATAAGATAGATCGTTGCGAGCAAGCCAGTAAGCGAGATTGACAATACCAACACCAAGCGGTCTTCTTGACATAGTGGACCTTCTCGCCGCCTCAACTGGATAGTCTTGATAATCCAGAAGCTCGTCCAGAGCGCGGACAACAAGAGTGCAAGGACGTTCAAAGTCTGTAGGTACACGGATCTTCCCCCAGTTGATTGCTGCTAGTGTGCATAGCGAGATCTCCCCTGACTCGTCAAAGATGTGCTTCAGGGGCTTAGTGGGAAGGTCGATCTCGCAGCAGAGATTGGACTGCTTGATCGGAGCTACTGTCTTGTCAAAGGAACCGTGATCATTCGCATGATCGACGTTCATCAAATAGATACGTCCAGTATCCTTCCGTTCCTGGATGAAGGCGGAGAACAGCTCGATGGCTGGCACTGACTTCTTTCTGATCTTAGGGTTACTCTCGGCGGCTTCATACAACTCTCTAAAACGATCATTGTCAACGAAGAAGGTATCGTACAGATCCGGTACATCATTCGGACTAAACAGAGTAATGTTACCACCAGAAATAAGTCGCTCATACATCACCTTGTTGAACTGGACGCCGTAGTCCAGATGACGAATACGATTCTCCTCGACACCCTTGTTGTTCTTTAGGACGAGGAGGTCTTCAACTTCCAGATGCCAAATAGGATAATACAGGGTAGCAGCGCCCCCGCGAACACCTCCTTGAGAACAAGACTTAACAGCAGACTGGAAGAGCTTATAAAATGGAATAACGCCAGTATGGCTAGCATCTCCATTGCGAATAGGAGAGCCGATAGCACGAATACGCCCAGCGCCAATGCCAATACCTGCCTTTTGGGACACGTACTTGACGATTGCGGAGGATGTTGCGTTGATGGAGTCGAGGGAATCATCTGTCTCGATGAGGACGCACGAACTAAACTGCTTTTGCGGCGACCTAAGCCCAGCCATGATCGGCGTGGGGAGAGAGATTTCGAAAGTTGAGATAGAGTCATAAAGATCCTTGACCCACTTTAGGCGGGTCTCCTTCTCGTAATTGCGAAACAGCGTCATAGCAATCAGCATGTACGCCATCTGCGGTGTTTCATAGAACTTGTTTGTTACACGGTTCTTGATCAGGTACTTGCCACGGAACTGCTCCATTCCTGCGTAGGCAATTTGAAAGTCACGCTTGTGATCAAGCTGATCGTTGAGCCAGTCAATCTCGTGTGCATGATAGTAACACCCGATCTCGCTGTCATAGTAACCTGCTTTGATGACGTTGTTGATGTGATCGAACAGACTAACCGGATCCGGTTGGCCGTATACTTCCTTACGCAGATTGTAGTTGATCAGCCGGCTAGCAACGTACTGATAGTTGGGCGTCTCCTCGGTGATCAGCTCAGCGGCAGCTTTGATCAGCGTCTCTTGAATGTCCGTCGACTTGATCTTGTCGTAGAACTGAACACGAGACTTAAGCTCGATCTCAGAGGCAGATACGTTGCTAAGCCCCTCACACGCCCACGCGACCACGCGGTGGAACTTGTTTAGATCGAGGGGCTCAAGCTTGCCGTTCCTCTTCGTTACACGAGTGATATTCATCAATTACCTCTTATTTTATAAATAGAAAAAAATGGAGAAATACAAAATATGGACATCAATTCTTGGTTCAAACTGGTCGCTGACCTAGGATTTCCCATCGCTGCAGCATGTGCCGGCGGTTACTTTGTGTTTCTAACCATGAAATTCATCCTCTCCGGTGTTCTTGGTTCGGTCAAGAGCCTCAGTGGAATCATCACCGCTCTTGACAATCGCGTCAAGACGATGAATCATGATGTCATTCGAATTGATACATTGGTTAGCAACGCCATGGGTGTCAAGCCTGATGTTGATCGAATCGCGAGAGCTGACGGAAAGAACGACGCCCGCAGAGATTGATTATATATCCTTGCGCCAGAAAGTAAACCAGTTTGTTCGGAGACTGATAGATGAATATAGCTGAACTTATTAGTAAATACGGGTTCCCAATCGTCGCTGCTGGTGGTCTTGGCTACTTCGTCTACTATGTTTGGATCTGGGCTACGAAAGAGATCAAGCCTGTTCTCTCAGATGCAAGCACTGTTCTCATTGCTCTTATTGACCGCATTCGAATGCTGGACAACGATCTGATTCGTTTGAATCAAAAAGTTAATGTTGTCCTCATGCTTCGTGAGATGGAACAAGAAGAACTACTTAAGAAGGCAACAGAGTTTCGATCAAAAGAACGAGAAGTAAAGGTCGAAAAGCCGGTAGAGAAGCCTGCTGAAAAGGCTCCTGAGAAACCGGTCGAGAAGCCACCTACTTCGAAGTAGCTCTATAGACGCCGTCAAAGTTGACTGGCGGCTTGCCCTGCATACGTTCTTCCATCATCTCATAGTAATGAACCAGCTCACCATCAAATTTAGTTGACAGCTGCTTGATAAGTGCCTTGGCTGCAGTCCACTGGCCTCTGCGATACATTCTCAATAAATCTTTATGTAGCGCTATAGCACTAGAGTCTTTCTGTTTCACTATTGTGTAGATTGAGACTGGTTCGGTCTTACCCTTTACCGCGATCGAGTCCAGCTCCACAACGTTAAATTCTTCACAGACTTGCTCTGCGGTTCTTGCCCCAAGGACCAACTTAACCCCGTATGGCTTAGACTGACCCTCAAGCCTTGCCGCAAGATTGACGCTGTCACCCAAGCAAGTATAATCGAAACGTTGATCGCTCCCCATGTTACCGACAACGACAGAGCCAGTATTGATACCGAGCCCCATACCAAATGGTGGTACACCCTCTTTAGCAATCTCATCATTAAACCTTTTCAGATCATCAAGCATCGCGACTGCAGTTCTTACTGCATCCTTTGCATGATTTTTGTTGTCAAGAGGTGCGTTCCAGAATGCCATTTGGGCGTCACCAATGTATTTGTCTAGTGTTCCATTGTTCTGTAGGATCTTTGCGGTCATAGCAGTCATGTAGCGATTCATGATCATTGTCAAGCCCTGAACGTTATCACCATAGTGCTCAGAGATGGTAGTGAAGCCACGAACGTCGGTAAACATGATCGACAACTCTCTCGTCTCACCACCAAGTCTCAATAGCTCTGGATTCTTCTGCAGCTTCTCTACCATGTCGGGAGACAGATAGGTTCCAAACTGCTTCTTGATCTGTTGCTTCAAACGAAACTCTTCCAGAGCTCTGGAGAATGCAGCTGTACCAAACACCAACAATAGAGCAGCAATTGGGTAGGTTACATCGTATAGCATCATATATTCTGTGCGCGCATGCATTGATACATATGCCAAACAGCCTACAACAGTAACAGCGACTGTACCACCAATTACTAGTTTTGTGCGCAGTGCAAGTAATATCATTACAACACCAAGCACAAGAACAGCTAGCAATTCATACAGACTTGCTTCACCTGCACGTGTGACAAACATCTGATTCAGGACCGAAGATAGTTCTGTAGCTATAACCATGTTTGGTAGCATCTCACCATGACTTGTGGCTACTGGGTTGCTAAAACCTTCAGCGGTAAGAGAAAGAATAACTATTGTGCCGTCAAGGTCATTGGGTAGATTTGTTATGGAGTAAGACTGGTAGTTAAACGAACGTACCGGCCAAAGTCGACTGTTTGCATCTGTGTACATTAGTGGTTGTCCAGGTATGCGGACTATCTCAACACCCAGCTCATTTGATCTGACCTGGAAGCTCGTCTCACCTGAAATAACTCTTAGTGTTTCCAAAACCAAAGACGGATAGAATTTGTCGCCTACTGCAACGAGCATTGGACTGCGGCGAACCACACCATCTGGTTCTGGCATAGTAGCAATCATACCAACGCCAGCAGCTGCCTCTGCAAATTGAGGAAGGGGAGGAATTGCCCCTGGCCAGGATGGCAATACATCATGGATTGGTGGTCCTATCAACGCCGAACCTCTTGGTCTCGCGTAAGGTTCACGTACCTGAGTGGTTGGTGCTTGAGCCAGTACTACAACGTGCTCGCGAAGTGCTTGCTCTAGTACTTCATCCTTGCCAGATCGATCCTGCTCAGAAAACAGAATAGGAGCAACCACAACAGCTGCTCCTCTATCCATAATGTCATTGATGTAACGTGCTACAGTGTCTCGTGCCCATGGCCACTGACCATGCTCTCTCAATGCAGCCTCGTCAATGTTTACAAGAATAATACTCTCATCGCTTACTGTTGGCTGCTGGCGTTCCAGAAAGTCAAAATACTTGAGGCGTGCAACCTCTACTGGCCAAGGATCAAATGCCCTAAGCGCAACGAGTGAAACCAGAACTAGAAGTGAGAGGACATATTTCTTCATAGTCACCTTCTTTGCGTTATAATCACTACATTTGATCCCGAGCCAACCGTCTCAGAGGCTACATTACCATCGTGATTAACAGTAACTCTTGTGTTGCCACCTACCATGCGAACAACAGCAGCATGCCCAGATGATTCTCTACTAGCAACAGTATTCTGTCCATCCTCGACAATAAGAAGCTCACCAATTTTTCGCGTTGGCTGCCTGCTACTTGCTTGATGAACTTGAACTGTTGGTGCTGCAGCAGGTGGTGCTTCAGCTTGCTGCTGATGCTGAGTTTCTTGCATCAACAACATAATCTGTGGTGGTCGTACGATTATCAGGTTATTGTTGATGTCTGATACTGATATATTTAGCTGTATAGGTTGTGTTGGTGGAACTGCAGCACTTGGGACGAATGTTGTATGAAATGGTTGATCCATCTCAACAGTACCACCATCATTTGTTACACTGATTCTACCCGTGTAGCAATTACCCTGTTGATTGCAGCTAGGCACCAGCACAACGAGACTTTGACCTGACTCATCAACGGTCATGAAGAAATCAGTGCCTCTGACACCAATAACAGCTGTTGGTGTATTCACCTGTACACTTTGTTGGTTGTTGCGAGCTATCTGCCCGGAGACATAACGCACGGTTCCCATTGAAACACGTACGTTCAAGCGACCTGCACCACGATTAGGATCGTACACAAAGTCATCGATGACAAAGCGACTATTCTCTGTCACCGATGCTGTTGTGTTGTCTTGAAATCTCAGTTGCAGTGAAGAGAGGCCAGTCACTATGGCATCGTTCATATTGACAGAAGCATTCACACCACCCTGTAGTGTTTCAGCCCCACGTCTTATCTGCACCGATGTGCCCTGCTGCTGAACTATTGCACCAACGTTAGCAAGAGCAATAGAAGGCAGCAGCAGGACAAGAAGGAATATGAACATTAGTTACTCTGAGAGATAGTGACGCTGTTACTAGATCCCGTTGTGTTAATTACTAGAGTGTTTGACACGGCACCGGACTGCGCAATACTATACGTATTAGAATCACCAGCCACATTCATCGTGAGAGTATGCACACCAGCACCAGCTTGTGAAGCTGTGACACTATTTGTGTTACCAGTTATCGTCATGGTTTGTGTTGCGTTGTTGCTGGATTGAGTCGTTGTGACGGTGTTGTTGCTACCTGTAACTGTTAATGTGTTAGTGCTATCAGAACCAGTAACAGTTGTAGTAATTGTATTACCATCACCTGTCACGTTGTGTGTAATTGTTGTATTTGTACACGTGCTATTGTTTCCACCACAATTTAAAGTTGCTGTGTTATCATCACCTGTATATGTAAGTGAAACAGTGTTGTCGCCACCGTTGATCGTGTAGTCAAGTTGGTTGCCTGCACCAGTCTGGACTATGGTCACAGCGTTACTGGAACCAGTGATCGTGCTCGGTGTCAGCGAAGAACCTATACGGTTACCCGACCCAGCTTGAGTAATGCCAATCACATTTGATGAGCCAATCTGGTCTATGTGTACGTTGTTGGTCTGGGCGCTCGCCGGGATTGCCAAAAGCAGTACCATAACGAACGTTAAGAACCTACGCATCTTTCTTCCTTATCGTTGTTGTTGATATTCCCAGAGTCCCTTGCGGACTCCCTCCTCTATCATTTCACGCACTGACGATTGTATTGCCAGCTGTATTGCCAAGTTCACACTGTCGTTGGTTGATGAGCCAACCTCGCCTTCAAGTCCTAGTGTGCCGCCGCTCACAAATCTCATTACACCAAAGCGGTCCACATAGCTGTGTATTTGTTTTGTAGTAGTTATAGAAACAAGTACCTCACCGGTGTTTACTGATATCGCGCGCATTGTTACTGTAACAAGGTCGGTACGATACTCGGTGGCGCCACCTATACCAAATGCTCGAGCACCTGCACCACCAGTGCTTATGTTTGAGTCATAGCCAATAATACCACCATCAATTATCATGCCGGCAAACAGTAGCGGAGCAAGGGGTCTTGCATTTTGCCCCTCGTGCTGCTCTCGCATCTGTCTGATGATCTGTCTTTCACGCAGTAGGTTTTCTATCCCACCACGCTCGACAACCCTGAACCAGCGTCCACTACCAACTGTCTGTAATGCCTGGATTAGATACGTATCTGCTCCCTGCGTCACGGCTGAACTCAAAGATGCAATACGGTCGGAGTATCGGCGCTGCCCGGTCTGGTCAGCAAACCTATAAACCGCAACTGTCATCACCCCATTCTTAGGTGGCAAGAGCTCATCTGGAGCTGGACGAAGCTGCTCTGATTGTGTCTGCAGTAGATCTGTTGTTTGGTGAATCGCTGAACATCCTGAAAGTACTACCATCATCATAACAAAAAGTAGTGCTCTTAGAATGTGAATGCTCCTATCGGTACTGTTATTGTTGTTGTTGAGTTAGTAGCACGATCGTCAATAGTCATAGAGACTTCACTTCCGCTACGCGCCCATGATATGGTTACGTTGCTGAAGGTCATGGAGCCATTGTTTTGGGGATTTTCACCAAACAGCTGGTCTGACAGGTTCTTTGCCAGCTGCGCATAAACTAGAGACTGAAAAGCCTGGGTGAATTGATTTCCAGGGCTATTCTGCTCAGCGCGAAGAGCCGCAGCGGCTTCTTGCCGTCTGCGGTCCTCATGTCTTTGCCGAGCAGATTGCTCAAGTTGGTATATTGTCAGTGCGTGTGAGCTATAGCCCACGCCACTGAATGAAGGCGAATTAAATTGGTGGATTAGTTCACTGGAATTCGCTGGAGTAATAACAAAGAGCATAACGAGAAACAGAAATGCTCTCATTGTGGGGTCTCCTCGACCCCTATTTATTACTTACTGGGAGTTTGTGTCAGGAACTTAAAATAAATCGCAAGTTGATCCCATGCAGACTTAGCGACCTCACGATGTTCCTTCTGAGTACCGTTACCCATACGAAGCTCGCAGAAGTGAATCCATGACCGGAGAGTACCGTTCATATACATGCGAGAGACCGTCAGACCTTCCGGAAGGACAGCCCGTGCTTGTTCTTTGGCGATACCGTTGTCGATAGCCCACTTGTACTCGCGCTCGACGGCGAAAAGTACACGCTGCTGAGAGCGATACCATTCATTCTGCAGGATCGTATCATCGATCTCGACGCTGTTCTGCCGGTTCTTTGTATCCTGCAGTCGAGCCTCACGAGTTACAAAGCCAAGGTCCTTTGTAGGATCAGCATAACGCTGGGAAAACTCTTGAAACGAAAATGAACGATGACGTAGAATCTGTCGAGCAATGTCACGTGTTGTCTCAATCTCCATTACTACATTGACCATCTCAAAGACGGACCAATGGCTGTTGCGGATGCAGTACTTAAGGAGCTTCTCCGAGGTCTCATTGTTCATCTGGTTAGATGGATTGGAGACTCGAGCAGTGTAGGCGATGAATTGATCCGCGCTGTCGACACCTTCAACCAGCGGATTAGTAACTGCAACGATCTTAGCGGTGTTCATTCTGTAGTAACCTTTCATGATAACCAGTTGTAAACATATGCCAGAGCTTCATGTCACGCTTTGGTAGGTCAAGCGCCATCTTCATGTAGAAACGACCATCATCGCGCTCATCATCATCAGCGCAGTGCCTGCCTTCTAGATAGGCATAGAGCAGTTCTTGATCTTTCAGTTTCATGACTTGCTCCACATGTTGAGTGCCAGCTTCGCCTTAAGATCACTGTGTGTATTGGTGTCGATGATGTACCTCACGAAGTCTGCACTGAGTCCGGCGAGGATCATATCATTGACATCCTTGTGCACGAGATTCGACGGCCATATGCATACATTATAACCATTTATGATGGCTTTGTCAAGCTTTTTCTTAGTCTCAGCAGACCTAGGCTCGTTGTCGTACACCACTACCATGTTCTTCTTAGGAAGATCCTTAACTGTGCTGACTAGATCACCACCGGCAGTAGCGATCGAGTTATCCACGAACATAGAGTCGATAGGACCCTCGAACACGTAGAACTTCCTATCGTAGTCGACTTGGTCTAGACCGTAGATCTTAGGCACAGACTCGTTATTGACGATCGTGATGTAGCGCGTCTTGCTGTTGGTGTCGAGAGAACGACCCTGAAACGCGTGCATCTCCTTCTCCTTATTGAAGAAGGGAATCAATAGCCTACCCTCGTCATAGTGCTCAGCGCCCTTGCTGAACTTACCGGGAATCAGCTGATTAGTCCAACCGAAGAAGTTCGGAACGAAGAACAGCTTAGCATGATACGGATTGGGTATCTGCCTCTTCACGACGAACTGCTTGCATGGATGATCCGCGGAGAGCTGACTGACCTTCTTTAGACCCTTCAATGGACCAGACTTCATGAATACCGGAGGCTTCATCTTGTCGACGAATTGCTCCAGCTCGATCTGCTCCTTCGACTTCTCACCCTTCAAGCGCTCCATGTTGAACTCAGAGTACAGCTGAAAGTCGAGATTCTTCAGGAAGTTAGGGAAGTTGTTCGTCACATTGCAGTTGTGGCAGTGATACAATGTGTTACCCTTCTTGGTATACACATAGCCACGTGCTTTCTTCTTGTCTGTGTCTGAGTCACCACAGAACGGGCAGCTGAAGTTGTATAGAGTAGCTGACTTGCGTTTGTAGTTACGGAGTCTATTAGACACCATGCCGATGTATTTTGATTCCAGCCAATTCATTCTTCATACCCTAATCACTAACTCAAGTATGATTATACCGGGTTTCGCTGGAATGTAAACAGTTATTTACGTAAGAAACTTGTTTAGAATGATTGGAATTGCCCAGCTGGCGATCGCAGCGGCGCCTACAGCCATCCACATTGTCTTTTGAATTGATTCTATCTTAGCGTTCTGCTCGCGATGCTGCTCGGCAGCACTATCTCTGAGATCTGATATCTCGCTTCTCATGGTCGAGTAGATGTCTTTTAAGATGTTATCGACTTCCGATCTACGCTTATCCATAGAGATCACGATGTTCTCAGCGGTCTTCTCTTGATATGATATCCTGTGCTCATGAACGGCTAGCATCTTTGATAGGTCGCCTGCTACTACGGCTAGACGCTGGATCGCGTCGTCTATCTTGTTCATGCGCTCTTCAGACATCACTTGATTACTTTTCTCTTGAGCATAGGGAAGAGCACACGCAGTTTCTTCTTCTTAGGGGTGACACCGGGCTCGCCTCTAGGGCCAACGCCGATACCTTCTACACCGCCACCACCGGCGCTGTTTGCTGGAACTGGAGATTCTGTCTCTTTAATCTTGGGCATTGTTAATCTTCCGTAAAGCTACTACTATCCTGATATCCAGTGGTATATCATCAGTATAGATCTTCTTGTGCACACCAACATTACTTATAACATCAGGCAGAGCATTGATAAGAACTAGAAACGGCTTGATATGATGAAACTGCTTCTCAGCCTTCAGATACAGTATTCTAGCTAGATGCCCGCCAAAACAATTATGGAGAGTGATGATGTGGTTGAGAATCAACCTCTCCTTCAACTCTCCAGTCTCTGTGTATCTAGTGATCAGTTTCTTGATATACTTGATCCTATCAAGATCCTCTATGAACTCCTCGGTAGAGATCATTCCGGGATTGTCATATACCTTTGCACAGTATATCAAGAAGTTATCATCAGTCAATGTATCATTCATTACCAAGCCAGTGTTAGAGCCGCCTTACCCCACTTACTGTTTGCAACGCAGATATAGACGGCGGCGCCATCATAAGCGATCTGCCCCGGCGAACCAGGGGATGTGTTGCTAACCGGGGCAGTATTTGTTATCAGTCTAGCAGCAACACTGTTCGCAAAGTTAGATGTCGTGATAGTTCTTACGTTCGCTGAAGACGCCGGGTTAACTAGCACAACGACCCTGTCCGTTGAAGACAGGGTGTTGGCTACCGCTAACTCAGAGATCTTTTTTGCATCACCAGACATGTTCTATTACGTTCCTGGGAAGTATGTGTTATCAGTGGATGCATCATTGGCTGTAGCAGGTGTACCAAA